CGTCGCCAGGCATTTACGTCTAAAGGAGTTATGTTACAAGTTAAAGGTACACGTCGCTCAGGCACTCCAAACACAGGCGGAGGCAACAGTTTAATTAATGGAACAATTTTCGGGTTTTTTATGCATAAATGTGGTTTTCACAATTTTAAGATGATTATGCTAGGTGATGACAATTTGTTGCTCATCAACCCGGTTGATCATAATGAGACGCTTACACGTAGATATTTTGATTTTGAACCATTCTTATGCATTTTTTCAAGATTGGGTTTACGTGCTGAGACAAAAGTTTCATATTCTGGGGAGGAACACGCAGTGGAGTTTTGTTCATCAAAATTTTGGCCAATATTAAATTCAGATTCACTTTACGGTGATGTTTGGACACATGTGTTGGGGCCCAAAATTGGAAGAACAATGGCCAAATTTGGTTGGTTCATTAATCCACCGGAAAAACAATATGATAAAAATGTCATGTTGTGTGGCACTGTTAAATCTAGGTTGATGGATTTTCAATATTTACCAGTGTTACGTGTTATGGCTAGTCAAATTTTGCATTTAGCCAGTGAAAGGGGGTCCAATTACGAGTTGGTTGAACGAACACACAAAATGCTTGCTCAAGAATTGCATCAGGTCAATGATGAAATTTATGTTCAAATACAGCAACAGTGTGGTGTTACCAAGAAACAATTGGATGAAATTGAGGATATTATTAAACAAGTCGAGGTGTTGCCTGCCGTTATTACACACCCGGCATTGACATTGTTACTTGAAGCGGATTTATAGCTTGTCACGGCAAATTGTGGTTTGGCAACCACCAAGCTATAGTGGCCCTATATAAAATTTTGCAACAAATTTTATTGCCACGTTTGAAGTCTTGCTATTAAGCGAGTTTGTTTATTGATTTGAAGTCTTGATGGCCAACATTGAGTCTGTTAATTAGTTTGAAGTCTTGTAAATTGTTGTTTACGAGTATATGTTCGTGTTTGTTCAAGTCTTTCTTTTTCTTTGTTTACTTGAAAGTTTAATTGTTGAATTGTTCTGTGTTTTATAAAATGCCAAAAAACCAAAATAAAAATAATAAAAATCAAAATAAAAATCAGAAAGTATTAGTATT